CAAGAGTTGGCCGAGGCGTTAAACCAACTGGAGTCAATGCAAATCTCACAAGGCGAGGAATCCGAGGCTATTTCTCGGATGAAGGCCGAACTTGATGCAGTCAAACGATCCGCTCGCGAGAATGTCGAAAAGGCGACCGCGCCCATACAAAGCCTTGCCGACGCTCGTATGGAGCAGATCAAAGATTTATTAATTGACAGCCAGTTGCAAAACGCAATCATAGAGGCCGGAGGAAATCCGCGCCTTTTGATGCCGATACTCAAGAACGAAGTCCGCGCACGAACTGACGAAGATGGTAAGGTTGTTGTGGAGATCGTTGACGGCGAAGGAACGCCGCGAATAAAGGGCCAAGACTTAACTCCTATGGGGTTTGCTGACCTCGTAGCAGAGCGCAGAAACGACCCAGACCTCGCGGTGGCATTCAAGGCCAATGGTCACTCTGGAGGTGGAACAACACCAGATAGCACGACTCAGCAGGGTGGTGCGCGGCGTGAACTAACGCCAGATGAGGTTTCATCAATGTCGTTAACTGAATACAGACAGGCACGAGAGCAGGGACTAATCCCCGCTTAATGCCTATAATAAAAAGAGGGATTTTTTAGCATGGCTAATACGTTTCTAACACCCAGTGTTATCGGTCGCGAAGCTTTGTTGATTCTTGAGAATGAACTGGTGGCGGCCAATCTATTCAACCGTGGATATGCTGACGAGTTTCGCGGCGCGAAGGTCGGCGACACAATCGCTGTACGTGGCCCCGCGAGTTTTACGGCTCAAGAGTTCACGACCACGACCACAACGCAAGACGCGACCGAATCGAGCCGCGACTTGACGCTTGAAAAGCATTTTGACGTAACCTTTGCCGTTACGTCAAAGCAGTGGACGCTCGACCTCGAAAACTTCCGTCAGCAGTTGCTCGAACCCGCCGTTGTCGCTATCGCCCAGAGCATCGACAGCTATATCCTCGGTAAGGGTTCCCAGATTCCCAACTTTGTTGGGACTGCCGGAGACCCGCCCGACTCATTAGCTGACATGGTTGGCGTTGTCAAGAAACTCGACGACCTCAAGGTGCCGACGCGTGGCCGTATGTGTATACTCGACAGCCAAGCGAAAGCGGATATGCTCGGCAACGTCACGCAGGTCTTACAGGCCGATCAACGCGGCGACGATGGTTCTGCACTCCGTGAGGCGAGCATGGGCCGTATTCTGGGCATGGATTACTACATGGACCAGAACATCGCCACGCACGACACCAACGGACCGACGGGCTACCTCATCAATAATGGTGCCGGTTTTGCCGCAGGTGCGACGACCTTGACCGTTGACACAGGTAGCAATACGATCGTTGCCGGTGATGTCTTTACGGTTGCGGGTGACAGCAAACAGCACGTTGTCCTTTCGACCAACGGCTCAACCTCTATCACGATTGAGGAGACCGGTCTGGGTGCCGCTGTTGCTGACAACGCCGCTCTGACGTTTGAGACGACCGACCACCAGATCAACATCGCCGGACATCCCAACGGGCTGTCTTACGCGGTTGTTCCTTTGGAACTACCCTCGGGCGCGGCTCGCGCTGAGTATATTGCCGACCGTGGCTTGGGTCTGCGTATCGTCTTTGATTATGACGGCTCGACCAAGACCGACACGATCAGCATTGACGTACTTTGTGGCGCAAAGGTTATACAGGGCGACTTGTTGACCCGCGTGTTGGGCTAATCTCTCGGATTGGGCCAATTTTATCAGTGAGGGGCAGGGGGGCGACTTCTGCCCCTCACTAAAAATTAGGGGCAATGATGGAAACTAAAGAACTATACAAGGGTGACGAGACGGTGGTTGTTGATGCCGGATCGGATGCGGAAAAATACTGGAAAGGTGAAGGCTACAGCGAAGAAAAAGCCAAGCCAAAAAAGCGGGTTTCACTCCGCGGCAAAAAGTCGGAAAGCAAAGCGGACGAGGATAAATAAATGGCTCTTATTGTAGAGGACGGTTCTGTCGTCCCCAATGCCGACAGCTATATATCGGTGGCCGACGCTACAACGTACTTTGAGAACCACAGCGACCCTCAACTCTGGCCGAACTCGCAACTTGATGTTAAAGAGGGCGCGCTTCGTTATGCGACAACGACCCTTGACGGGATGTTTAAGTGGACGGGCGAGGTGTTCAGCCTAACACAGTCGCTAAGTTGGCCGCGGTCAGATGCGACCGATAACGAGGACCGCACAATAGCGACCAACTCCGTGCCGGAGCGCGTCCGACAAGCGACCTGTGAGCTTGCCCTACTACATATCAGCAAGCCCCTTAACGAGAACTACGACAGGGGCGGCGATACTAAAATGGAGCAGGTCGGCCCCGTGCGCGTTGAGTATTTCTCTGGTGCCTCTGTAGAGCCTTATTTGCCCATTCTGATGCGTATCCTCGGCGGTCTGGGAACATGGCGCGGCGCGATGACGGGCGACTTAGACAGGGCTTAGAGGGCGTTTAAATGAATACAGCGGCAAAGGCAGACATGGCCTTGAGGCTCATAAAAAACCTCGGCACAACGTACGACATAAACAGAGACACGCAGACTCCCGTCTCAGCTACGCCGTGGAAGGTGCAGTCTACCGCAACGACGAACCAAAGCGTTTACGGCATCCTTGACGACTTCACGCACTCGCAGAGGGACGGCGTTGTCGTCAAGGACTCAGACCGGCAATATATCATAGCGGCCAAAGGCGATAACGGCGACTTTACGCCCGAACCCGGCGACGAGTTCGTAGACGACTCTAAGAAGTTGGAAGTGATCGCCGTCAAGACGGTAAGAGCCGGAGCGACGGACGTAATACATTACCTACATACACGGGCCTAATGTCGAACGAGCGCAATATTGAAATATTTAGTCTTGGACTTGCCGAAGCATTAGAGGCGGCACAAGAGAACGCCAACCAAGTCAAGCGAGCGGTGGCCCTTGACCTACTCTCGCGCATTGTAGACCGCACCCCGGTCGATACGGGCCGAGCGCGGGCCAACTGGCAGGTCTCTCTTTCATCGCCCCGGCTTGGTGAAACCTCATACGCCAACACCGACAAAATACCGCAAGGGAGGCAGGAGTCAGCCGTTGCCGGTCGTGCTAAGGCTAAAGGGGCGGCGATACTAAGAAACGCCCAAGAGGGGCAAGATATTTGGATCACTAACAACTTGCCTTATATCAATCGCCTTGAAACAGGCACATGGAGTGACCAAGCCCCGCAGGGAATGGTCGCTATATCTATTGCAGAGGTTCAGCAAGCCATAACATTAAGGCGTGATTTATGAGTTTCTCCGACACCTATGACACGATCTTGACCCGCTTCAAGGGTCAAATGGATACGCTCCGGCCTTTGGTGCCGATAGCGTGGCCGAATATGCCGTTCGACCCATTAGACGACTTTAACCCTGCAACCGATCAAGGATGGGCGCGAATTGGGGTGCAGGGGGGCGAACAGCTACAAGCATCTATCGGCGGGACGAGTAACCGACGATGGAGACAGGTTGGCAATATTTTAGTGCAGGTGTTTACGCCAACCGATGAGGGCGCAAATACTGCTCTGGCAATAGCCGACGACGTTGGCACAGCTCTGCGCGGTATAACAATAAGTGGCGTTGTTTTTAAAGCGTCAAGCGTTGTCCCTGTTGGGCGCGAGGGAGACGACCCGTATTATCAAGTGAACATTAACACGCCGTTCAGATACGACCTAATGGCGTAATAATAGAGGATAAAATAATGGCAGATAGTAACCAGATACAAGTCTCCTATACGCGAGAGTCTACTTGGGGGACAACGCCATCCAACGACTTTGAGGCCTTCCCGATTACGGGCGGCGCGATGGCGTACGGCGTGGAGACAGTGCGCTCGCAGACGGTGCGCTCGGACGCACAACTTGCCGACAGTAAGCGCGTCGGCATCTCGCCGACAGCAAACTACGATTTCGAGCTGGCCGCGCAGACGTACGACGATTTTATGCGCTCGGCTGTTCGCTCGGACGCAGATTGGTCAACGAGCGCGTCGGTCTCTGCGGCAACAGATATAGCCGCAGTCAATTCCGGCAATGTGTTTACCTCGTCGTCTACCGACTTTACCGCGTCTAACATTGCCAAAGGTCAGTGGATTTACGTCAGTGGATTCACGACCGCAGGGAACAATGGTTGGTTTAAGGTCTCCACTATTGCCGCTAATAGCTTGGGCGTTACTGGTGCGACCTTAACCGATGAGGCGGCAGGGGATTCCATCACGATGGAAGGGTCCTATGTTTGGTCGGGTAGCACGGAACACAGCTACTCCTTGCAACAGCAATACCAAGACTTGACCGACCGCTATCACCTTATGACGGGTGCGCGGCTCAATGCCTTCTCGCTCAATCAAACGCCCGGCGGCATTATTACTGCCTCAATAGCGTTCGACGGCAAGGACCGCGCACAGGCATCGTCAAAGGCCGGTAGCGGGACCGTCAACGCGGCGGCTTCTGAAGATGTGGCGAGCGAGGTTGACGGTTTCGGTGCGCTCTGGATCGGCGGCACGGCAGTCTCTTACGATGTTATGGAGTTGTCGCTAAATGTTTCAATTCCGAACCGCCCCGCGAAAGGCTTGGGATCGCTTGAGCGGACGCGTATGCCGCAGGGTAGTCCCGAGGTCACCGGTTCTTTCTCGGTCTATCTTGATGACAACACTTGGGCCTTAGACACGGACTGGGAGAACTTCACCAAGCAGGCTCTCTCCTTCTCCATCGACTTGGGCAATGATGACCGCTTTTTGATCGACCTGCCACAGGTCGCCTTCACGACGGAGCCGGGAACTAACCCCGGTCTAGACGGCGACGTAATGCTCTCATTCGACTTTGCCGCAGAGCCGGGTGGGTCGCATGGCTCCGGTAGCGCAGAGAAAACGATTGTCATCTCTCGCACCCAGACCTAAGCAGTTTAATCAGTAACCCCAGACCCTACACCTAAA